GAACTGTTATAGCGGATGGATGAAAGATTTTGTTATTCTTAGAGGAGTATTTACAGACCAAGAAATTATAGATTTAAACGTAAACGGTCCACAGAAGCATGAAAAGCTTTCTGACTATAAAGAGAGTGAAATATATGCTTTAGACTCTACAAGCTCAAATAATCTTTCTTCTTTTAATTACAGAAAATACAATCAGATTATTAGAATGAACGAGAATCCTTTGAATGATTACTCTGTATCTAATATAAACCTATCTATACGTAGTGCCTTGCCTGATACTGTTTTTGATACAGAGAAGGGTAGTAATGTATCAGAATGGGATGGAACAAAGTCATTGTTTTGTGCTGGTTTTGCAGGATTATTTACTCCTACTCCTCTTATGGATGTTGTTTTAAATGCTGAATTCAAAACAGATACAACCTCTACTTCACAAGAAGTTCTTGCTTTCCAGTCAAACGGTTGGTATATAAGATGGCTTATATCAAATGGAGTTTTTTATTTTCAAACATTTCACTCAACAGGTAATTTTTCACAGACATTCAATTTATCAGCTGGGACATGGTATAATTGCACATGTAGATTTCATAATGACGGAGCAGGTAATCAAACATTGTCTTATTGGGTTGACGGAGTAAAACTTGCAGATCAAAATGTTTCTCTTACTATGAGTACAACACACCAAGGATTTTACGTTGGTAACTCAACTAATAATGCAAACAAATTTATTGGAAGAATGAGAAATGTTGTATCAACAATAGAAGTTCTTACTGATGACGAATGTTTAGATTTGAATGTAAATGGTCCTAAAAAATATCTTGATTCTGTCGAGTACACAATGGAAGAAGACTTTACAAATGCTCAATTATCTCGTTTTGTAAACTTTTATTCAGAGAAACAAGGTTCTGGGACTCTTGGTTTTCTTGTTTCAAATGACAGCGGATCTACTTGGCTTCGATGGTCTGGTACAGAGTGGACAACAGGAGGAAGTGGATATAATACAGCATCTACGCTTAATGATAATATTTCTTCACTTGACGCAACAAATAAAACTTTGCGTCTTAAAGTAGCATTTCAATCACCTACTAACTGGGAAGAAGTAGGATTTGATTATAATCAGCTAGGATACAATCTAAACTCAGCTCCTACTGTTATTTGCCCTCCTTCAAAAGAAGTTATAAAAGGAGAAAGTATAAATCCTTTTGTAGGTATTATTATTTCAGATACAGATGATAACTTGGATTATGGTACATATACAGTATCTGGATCAGGTCCTGTAACAGTAAACAAAGGAGCGTATGCTACATTACAAGAAGCTTTTGAAGCTGTCTCACTAGACAGTAGTACATGGGATCTTGGAGAGAAGCTTATAGATGTGGAAGTATTTGATACATTTGGAGTATCTGATACAGATAACATGAACATACTTGTACAAGAGGATTTAACAACGAAGATAGATAATATACAGGCAAGTATTGACGCATTAAATGATTTTGATCCTGCAAATGACACTGTAGCTCATGTTACTCTTGTTGATACAACAACAAGCAATACAGACATGAGAGGTACTGACGGAGCAAATACAGTAGCTCCTGACAATGCAAGTGTGTCTGCTATAAAAGCACAGACAGATAAAATGAACTTTACAGGAACAGATATAAAAGCAACTCTTGACGGTGAAGAAGTTATAACAGACACAGCATCACGAGATGCAAGTAAGGCTGATGTCTCCAACCTTGCGACAAGTACAGAGGTTTCATTAATTCCAAAATTGTCACATGACTATAATATTTCAGGTTATACTGCAAAAGATGGATCTGCGGGGAATGCTCTGCTAGATGCAAAAGATGCTTTAATAGGCAATTCAGAAGTTGTAAACGAACAATTTTTATTAAAAAGAACAGATAACTCTCCTTTGCAAACATTTGATTTATTTGACAGTACAGGAACACCAACGAGTTCTAATGCCTTTAAACGAGTATCAATATGAGTTTAGTAACACAAGGAATGGGAAGCCTTGCAATTGCTGGCGAATTCTCTTATAATATAGGAGAAATAAAAGTCGAAACTCAAGAAGTGACTGTTTTAACTGATAGCGAAATAAATATATCTTTAGAATTAACTTGTCAATAATGTCTGATTTAAATATAAAAAAAGGTTTTCTTGTTGATTTCACTGCAACAATAAAAGATAAAAGTGGAGGAGCTGTAAATCTAACCCCCTTTGATTTTGTAGATTTTATAATGGTAAATGCAAAAACAGATTCTGTGAAAGTAAATGCTGCTGCAATTTTCGTAAATAAAACTTTGGGACAAGTTAAATATGAGTTCCAAGAATCAGATGTAAATACAGTTGGTGAGTTTAAAGGATATTTTGCTTTTAAGAATGCAGCGTCAGAAAAAAAACTACCAGCACCAAGTACAAACTTCACAATATCAATTAATAATGACTACTTATAATGAAAAAATCAATTGATACACAAATGGCAGAAGTAAAGACAGATGTAAACTGGATGAAAGATGAGGTTAAAGCTCATGGTGTTAAAATTGATGCACTTCCTGGTAAAATGACATTAATGATAAAAGAGATACTAACTGCTCTTAGCGAAGAATCAAAAGAATCTCATAAAATGATTTTAGAGCTTACAGACGTAAGAATAAAAAAAATTGAAGAGATAAATGAAAAAACAGATAAAAAAATTTATAAAATAGAAAATAAGATAGATGAAGTTGAGAATTTTAAGTGGCAGTCAATCGGATTCTTGACAGCTTTCTCTTTAATAATAGGATATGCTATAAAAGTATTTTTATAAAATAAATGTAATCAAATGAAAGATACAATGACAAATGGAGAGAAATTAGACAAATTAAATGCTATAGAAAGAAGTTTAATAAAAGAGCAAGCAAAGGCAGGAGAAAAAGAAGTAAAAAATATGCTTCAATATAGAATAGATAAAGTTTCACAGGCAATAAATCAATTAATAATGGACTCTATATATGAAGATTGTGAAGATTTAGAAACAAAATAATTTTAATAACTTAATTTTTTATACTATGGAATTTATAAAAGGATATAAAACATATATTATAGCAGCTCTTGGAGCTTTAATATCTGTTGTAAATATGATAAACGGAGATCTTACTCTTGTTGAATTTATTCAATCTGACAATGTTGTTCTTCTTCTAAACTCACTGGCAATGGCAACTGTTCGCCATGGTATTTCATCAAATAAATAATTAAAAATGTCATACACAAGCACAACAAAAGTTCGTGAACTATCTGGTTTTCAAGATGAAAATAACATTTCTGATAATGTTATAAAGGGGAAAATATCAGTTGCAGAAAGCATGGTTGATTCGGCTTCTGAAATGAGATATATATTACCTTTTGTTTATAGATCACAGAATAATATTACGTTTGAAGGAACTGCAACATCTAACGGAACAATAGAGATAACAATAAATAGTGTATTATATACAATAAATGTTACCTCTGGAGATACTGCAAGTCAAATAGCTGATTCTTTTAGAACAGAAATACAATCTGTTACAGATATTCATGAAGATTCCATAGGAAATGGTAATACTTCTCGAATTATAAGTAATTCGACATCTTCTGATCTTGCAACTGCAATTTTGGAAGTTACGGCTACTCTCGGAACTATTACAGCAGGAGATGTTAGCGTATCAGTTGAAGGAGTTCGAGATCGCTATGTTCCAATGATTGATCAAATAACAGCAGAAATTGCGGCGTCATTGGTTCTTATGGATAATTTCGGGATAGAAGCACAAGACACCCCAAAAGACGGCGAGGCAAGGATGAATAGGATCAATGATACACTTCAAAAGATTCAAGGAGTTAGTGAGTCGAAACAGATAATAAAATATTTTGATGAGATAACAAAAGAAGAGCTTCAAGTTTCTGCACGTGCAAATCCTGGATTCTTACCGAATGCGACTACAGATGATGACCCAACAAATCCAACAAGCCCGAAAATAAGTATTAATACAGAATTTTAAATGGCAAATACAGCTTTCATTGTCGATAACAAAGAAGCTTTGAAGATGTTTAATAGAGCTGAAAATGCTTTTAAGAATATGCAGAAGCCGTTAAAAGAAACTAGAACATATGAATTGAAACAAATACAAGAAGCTTTTAAGGTTTCAGGGAAAAATATAACTGGTCAAAGGTGGAAAAGTCTAAGGCCATCAACAGTAAAAGAAAAAATACTATCTGGATTTACAACAAGAATTCTCGAAAGGACTGGTAAAATGAAAAAATCTTTTAGATCAATAAAGTTAAACAAAGAAGAATTACAAATAACGAGTAAAGGTGTAAAGTATTTTGCACAGCATCAACAAGGAAAAGATGGATCAACTTTTAAAGCAGGTATTCCACAGAGGCAAATGTTAGGGTTTTCAAAAACAATGATAAGAAAAATTACTGATATATTTATAAATTTTATTGATAAAACTATAAAACATGGATGATATAATTCAAAAAATAATAGACTTAATGCAGTCAGAACTTGGAAGTAATTATAAAAAATATTTTTATGGTGAAAATTTAGTTCCTGAACAGGCTATATTCCCATTCATTGAAGTTATCCCGACAACAACTTCTATTGAAAACAGAGGAACAGGAGGGATGAAAGATAATGAAATGAATATAAGAATAAATATAAAAGACAGTCTGAAAAATTTCTTGTCAACAAACACTGACGTCTCAAAGGTTTCACACATGCAAACAATGGTAAAAAGAATGGAGGAAAGATCTTCTGGTGATTTTAGAGATAAAACTATAATGGGAGTATTATCAAATAATTTGACACTTGAAGGATTAGTTCAAAAGATAGGATCATGGGAAATTTCTTATGAGGTCTTGCCACTTGATGGTTCTTACATTATAATTTCATCAGTAGAGTTTAGAGCAAGTTTAATTTCACCTTTTAATTGTTAAAATATGAAAAAAGAAAACGAAAATTTTATTGTTGAAAAAACAGTAGATGAAAAAGGAAAAGAGACAGTTGTTATTACAAAGAAGAAAGTAAAAAAATCAAAAAAATAATTATCATTTAAATTTTTAGAAAATGTCAAATTTTAGTCCTTATTCAAATTTTGGATACGCAGCTCTTGCAAAAGAAGCAACGGAAGGAGTAGCAGTTACTCCTACTGAATATTTTCGAATTGATTCAGAAAGTATTACTCCATCATTCAATATAAACTCTGTTCAGGAGGTTGCAGGAGATAGAGAGCGAAACGTTCGCAGTGTTGCTGGAAAGATTGAGATTGCTGGCGATGTTACTTTTAATGTTGAGCCAAAAATCATAGGTCATTTCTTTAGGGCTTTGTTTGGAGCTCCAACAACTCAAGAATTAACAGCTTCTCTTGCATACCGTCATGTATTTGAAGTAACAGATACTCCGAAAACATATACTCTTGATGTACAGCCTGGAGACGCTCCATGGATTCATAGATATTATGGTGTTAAAATAAATAAAGAAGCATTTTCAGAGCAAGACAATAAAATTCAATGTGTTGCTTCAACAATGCCAACAAAAGCGTTTATCAATGCAAGAATAACAACTGCTGCTGCGTCCGGTACAACTCTCTTGGTTGATCAGACTTCTGGACTTACAACTGATGACACACTTCTTGTTTTGGATAAAGCAGATGGATTCACTACATTAAAAGAGCTTACAATTACTTCTATTGATTCAGAAACACAACTTACAGTTTCAACAATTGATGTATCGCTTGATGTTGATGATCTTATTGTAATAAAAAGAGGAACTCCTTCTTATGACCAATGTGAAGTATTTACATGGCTTGGAGGATCTCAAGTATTTACTGGGGATGATATTGACAACTTGACTGCATCAGACAAAGAAGGATTTGCTCTTGAATATAATAATGAAGTAGAAGCAAAATGGGCAGCTGGAATTGAAGAGTCTGCAAGATACCCAAGCAACATATTAACAAAAGGATATTTCGCAACAGGAAATCTTTCTCGATTCTATGACAATGAATTAAATCTTGATAAATTACGAAAGAATGAAAACTTCGGTGTGCGTGTGTTTATGCAAGGAGAAACAGCTCTTGAGGCAAATTCTGCGGTAAAAGCAAAAACAGTTTACGGAACTGGTAATGGTTTTTCAATTGAAGCATCTACTGCTGGAAAAGCTGGAAATGATATAAATGTAACTTTTGCAATAAACACGTCAGATACTCTATCTGCTTCAAAAGATGGAAATAATATAGTTATATTGCTTGCTGACACGACTTCTTCAAATAATACAGGAACATTGATAGCAGCTGCCGTTGATGCACTTTCTGGTGTTGATTCAGTAGCAGTAGGGACAGGGGCAGAAGAATTTACTACTGCAATTGATAATAATAATCTTGGATTTTACGCTGGAGCAGCTTCTGTTGTAGTTGGAAGAGATGCAAGTGAAAAGCCTTATATACAATTTGATCATGCAGCAGCTGCAATTGATCCATACTTTGTAAACAATTCAGAGGATTCAATCGTTATGGAGGAAATACCATTAACATTTTATAAAGATGCAAGTTGTGTTACTGGTGCTAAAAAATGGAGTACAAGAATTTTCTTAACAAATAGTGTTACAAGCTACTAAAAAATTATATATTAACCACAATTAAAATGAGCGATTTTGTTTCAAAAAAATTAAAAGAGATAGATTTAGGAAATGGAAAATTTGTTAAAATACCAGAGGAAGTTTCTTATGGAGAAATAATTGATTATACAAAGATGAATGAAAAAGGAGGTGATGCTTCAATAAATGGTCTAATAATGTTTTTGAAGGAATGGAATTTAAAAGATGATAGTGGAAACGTTGTAGAAATATCAGAAGAAAATATCAGAAGATTAAATGTAGATTTTGTGAATAAAATAAGTAAATCATTAACAGATGTATTTAGTTCTTTTTCTAAAAAAAAACAAGATCAAGAGTAAAATCATTGACTAATGCAATAAAAGGAAAAGGAAAAGATGAAGCCTGGATTGATTATTTAATGAGTGAGAAATTTGGATTAGACTGGAAAAAGTATGATCATAAAAGAATGAATGATTTTATCCTCATTGATAATATTTACAGTAATTTAAAAAATCAATAACTATGGCAACAACAGAACTTATATTAAAAACCAAGGTAGAAGGAGCGAAAGCGGCTGAAAATTCTTTAAAAGGAGTTTCTACTCAAATATCAACATTTGCAAAAACTGCATTAGTTGCTGCCGCCGCTCTTGCTGCCTTTGCAGTTAAAGAGGCTGTTGTTGAATTTTCGAACTTTGAAAAAGCAATGTCATCAGTAAGGGCAATTACACAAGCAACAGGAGACGAATTTGAGCAACTAAACGAACTTGCAAAGGAATTAGGTAAAACTACTGTATTTACAGCAGAAGAAGCAGCACAAGGAATGAAGTTTTTAGGGATGGCAGGATTTGAAACAACAGAGATAATAAAAGCACTTCCAGCTGTAATGGATTTAGCGGCTGCTTCTGCTATAGATCTTGCAACTGCTGCAGATATTGCATCAAATATTCTTACAGGATTTGGACTCGATGCTGGAGAGACAGAAAAAGTTGTAGATGTCTTAGCAAAGACAGTTACTTCTTCAAATACTGATATTATACAGATGGGAGAAGCGATGAAGTTTCTTGCTCCAACTGCTGCAGCATTAAAAATTTCAATTGAAGAGTCTTCTGCTGTTATTGGTATTTTAGGAGATGCAGGGTTACAAGGAAGCATAGCAACAAGAGCATTAAGCACTTCACTTGCAAGATTAGCTGACCCAAGCAAAAAAGCAGCAGAGGCAATGAAAGAATCAGGCCTTGAAGCTTTTAATTCTTCTGGGGAATTTGTCGGCTTTTCAGGAGTTGTAGAGCAACTTGAAAGAGGAATGAAAAGTATGACTGATGAGCAAAAACTTGCAAATATATCAATGATATTCGGAAAAGATGCAATGAAACAATGGTCTATTATAGTTGGAGCTGGTTCAGAGGAATTAAAAGGATTTACAAAAGAATTAAAAGAAGCTCAAGGTACTGCAAAAACAATGGCAGAAATACAGTTGGATAATTTATCAGGAAAGTTCACTTTATTAAAAAGTGCATTATCAGGTGTCGCGATTGAAATAGGAGGAACATTTGCTCCAGCACTTGGAATTATTGTAGATGCAATGACTAATCTCGTAAATTTTACAAGCGAAAGCATAAAGGTTCTTAAATCTTTATTTGAGGAAGCTTTTAAATTTATACGTGAAGAAGTGTTTACAGAAGGTTTTAGTGTTTGGATAGATACACATTTAAAACCTACGATAAAAGCTTTAGAAGAAGTTTTTATGCTAACACTTGCTGTTATAAAAGAGGCATGGGATACAAATTTTTTAGGAATAAGAGATATTATTAAGACATCTTTTGAGATAATTAAAATAACAGTAAAGAACGGACTTATAGTTTTAAAAAATATTTTAGAAGTGACACTTGCAGTAATAAGAGGAGATTGGGAAACAGTCTGGGGATCTTTTGGAGAGATTGTAGATATTACATGGGCTGGAATACAGAAAGATGTTTTGGATTCTATAAATAATATGATGGCACCAATTAATAAATTGTTATCTTTATTTGATAAAGCAAAAGACGCAGCTATTAGCTTTGCTGGAATAGGTGTGCCAAGTGTAGATGGTGCGAGAGCAGATGGCGGACCAGTTGAAGCTGGGAAAACTTTTTTAGTCGGGGAGAGAGGTCCTGAATTATTTACCCCAAAAACTTCTGGGAATATTATTAAGAATGAAAGCATAGGAGGAGGAATAACAATAAATTTTTCTGGTGTATTTGGATCAGATGCAGCAGATGAGATTGGAGATATGATCGTTTCAAAATTATCACGTAACATTGCGTTCTAGATGTATGTATTTATAAACAAAATCAATCGAACAGATAATATTTACAGAAATTCAATTGTAATAAATGATGATCTTCAAGAGAGGGTCAATGAATGTATTTTTAATTGCAGTGGTTTCACTCCTGAATCTTATCAAGAAATAAAAGTTTATAGTGGTTTTCCAATTATATCATCTACTGCAAATTCTATAACATTAAATAAAAGTTACTGCGAGGCTGTTTCAAATAACGTATTTAGACCTGGTTCATCTGTTTATGTTGCTTTAAATGAAACAGACGAAGAAAAAGGAGTTGTATCTACAGTTTCTGATAATGCAGGAAATATAAAGCTTACTTTTGTAGATAATTTTACAAATATCCCAGTTGCTGGTGAGCTTGCAGGAATAAAAGTCTTTGCTGGTAATATTACAGAAATATCAGATAATAATGTAGGAACACTAAAAAATCTTGAATATAGCATTTTATGCCTTGACTATCAGAAAGTTTTTGATAAAAAACTCATAAATGACACTTTCGAAGATAGGGATGGGAGATATATAATCAACGATTTTTTAAATACAGATATAAATAAAAATCAATTAATTGATGATTTCGAGTATGAAAATGCGACTGCAATACGTTCTGTATGGATAGAGTCAGTCGATGGAAATGACCCTGGAATTGATAGCTCTGATTTTAGAGAAGGAAATATATCTGGTGTTTTTCCATGGACAAATTCTTCTGGTGTAGCAAATTTTTCTAAAAATGATTTAAATATTAATATCTCAAGTTTTACTGGGATAAATTCTGGAACTCCAACAAAGGGAATCATCGGTATATGGTTAAAAAGTGCAGACTTTGCAAGTATTACTTCTGTCGAAATAAGAATCGGAAGTGATTCGAGCAATTATGTTTCTGATAATATATCTTTAGATGATAATAAATGGAGATTTTTTGACATTAAACTTTCTCTTGCTTCTATTACTGGAACACCTGACTGGACAGCTACTGATTATTTTGAGGTTATTATTACGCAAACAGGTTCTGGAGAGCTAAATATTGACGGAGCAAGAGTTTTAGAAGATGAATTTTTCAGACATTACCCATATGTTGAAGAAACAGCTGTATTTGATGATTTCAGAGTAAAAAGAACAAAGCCAACAGAAACTATGCAAAGAATAGCCGACGAGTTAGCTTGGTACTGGTACATTGATTACGACAGAAACGTGCGATTGTTTCCGCAGGAGACGAACTCTGCTCCAATTGATATATCAGAGACAAGTAACAATTTCAACGGCTTAAAAGTTAAATATGACTCAAATAGACTCGCAAATAGAGTTGTTGTTGAGGGTGGAAATGAAACAAGTGTTGATAAATATTCAGAAGTAAGGGAGGGAGATGGTATTGTTCGCGAGTGGCTTATGAAAAATAAGTTTAAAAACCTTGTTGTAAAAATTGATAAGAATACCGTTACAGATACAATGGAGGGAGGAACAACTACTACAACAGTAAATGCAACGGCTCACGGTCTTGTTGTAGATGATTATATTGTAAATAGATCAAGATCAAACGCAGTAAGAAAAGTTTTAACTGTTCCTGGTCCGAACTCTTTTACAGTTGATGCAGTTACTTCTCAGGCAAGCGGTGATACATTTTCAACTTTTGTAGATTCTACAGTAGGAATAGAGGGAATAGGAGATGAAACCTTGTATGATTACATGAGCAATTTTAATGAAAAATCTATAAGAAATTCTGAAACAAGCGATACATTAAATTCTTCTGAATTCATTCATTTCTCATACAACGAGGTTTTCCCTATCCTTGTTCAAAGAGTAGATACAGCATCAACAAATAATATGGTTTCTGTTCTTGGCCACACTGATGGAATATTTGACGGTCAAAAAATTATTGATAAAACAGTACAGAGCAGATCGGAGGCAATAGCAATAGCTACAAGTTTTTTAAATAAATATAGTAATCTTGTAATATC